AAAGTTCCATACAATCAGAGTGCAAAGTTGGTTTTTTTAATAAAGAAGTTGGAGAATACGGAACTCCACACCTTCAAGGTTATATTGAATTCAAAATAAAAAAAAGACCAATTAATGTATTTGGTATCAAAAGGATACACTGGGAAAAAGCCAGAGGCAATAAGGATGAAAACTTTTTGTATTGTTCAAAAGATGCCTGCAATGACGAAAATGAGATGACATTTTGTCATGGAAAAGTTACAAAGAAAAAACTTAGAGTTATTAAAGAATTAAGACCATGGCAACTAAGTGTTGCAGAATTAATAGACGAAGAATTTAGTAATTACGACGATAGGGCTATTAATTGGATCTGTGATAAAGACGGATGCAGTGGAAAAACTCAATTTTGTAAATGGGTATTTTCAAAATATGAACAAACAATGATCGTAACCGGAGGTGCATACAAAGACATAGCATGCGTTCTAAGCGGTTGTGAAGAAGACAATAAATTTGACCTGAATGATAATACGGTGATTTTATTCAATATACCTAGAGATTCAGACGATCAAGGAATGATATCTTACAAAGCTTTAGAATCATTGAAAGACGGGTTGATAACATCAACTAAATACGAAAGTAAAACAAAAGTGTTTAATTCCCCTGCTGTATGGATATTCTCTAATAACTATCCAGAAATAAAAAAACTGACTCGTGACAAATGGCATATATGGACTATATGCGCTCAACAATTAATTCCAATGGATTTAAATGATTTAGAAAAAACAATAGATGTTTAGGGGGCTCGCCCCCGCGCATGCTCCCTGCGGTCGGATGCACCCCCGACCCGTGCCCACGGGAGGGGTGCCCTCGGCCGGTCAACGGCAGAAGGAAAATATGAAATATTTTCCTCCTACCTCCGGCAGGCGGGCTGCTACGCTTGTTTAATATTTTACATATCTTCATATGAAAAATTAACAGTATAATTAACACCGAGATTAGTAGAGACGGTGTCTGCTGTAGAACCATCAAGATAACAATAACCGATTAGCAAAATGGGAGAGGCGTTCACTGGTTGTATACTTGAACCAACATTAGCGTCGTATTTTAATGACTTATTACGACATTTCCAATTTAAACTAAAAAATTTAACTGTATTCTTTATATCTGACGAGACAGGATTAGAATTTTGAATAGTACCTACGGGGGTTCCAATATAATTTTGAGACATATAAAACTTACGTTCACTATGTAACGTAAATAAATCTGTATTGACTGGGGCATACATATCAGATATCAATCCGGTAAAACCAGATGTTGTACCTCCTTTTTTCAACAACCCAGATAACGGAGAAGTGGATGTTACCGCATCACCATAGTTCAAACGATACTTAGGTGTAACGAGAAACATTCTAACAAACACTGACGGAAGAGTGGTACTATCTGTAACATCATTTATATTGAGTTTCAGATAACCTTTTATAGAGCACCATTTTGCGCTAATCTGATCACCGACGCGTTCGTGGTCAGCAGTGCCACGCGCGATATTCGGGATAACCTGTAACATGTCTCCGGACGAGTTAATGCCCGAATTAAACATAGTCAAACTAGTTGCCTGAGAATAATAAGCCATCTTATTTTCTGACTGAGAAGAAATGACAGACTTTACAGCTTTTACGAAATTACTCCTACGAGCCTTTGTAATAGCCTTCTTGATGGTAGTTGGTTTCTTTTTATAAACCTTACGAGATCGAGAGAACGTTTTTCTTTTGTAAACCATTATATAAAAATACTATAGATTAAAAATTTCCGTTTATATTATATTATTTTTTTTACACAAACTATTGTAATATGAAAAGTTCTAATAGTTCCAATAGTTCTAGGGGCCTGGTAATAGTAGACAGGCCCCACAAAGTGAATGAAGAAGCAATTTTAACAACAAAAGTTCCAAAGAAGCAAATTTCACCAGCTAAAGCTTGGTGTTTCACCCTTAACAATTATACTGAAAATGAAATAATAAAGATCCAAAGTTCCATACAATCAGAGTGCAAAGTTGGTTTTTTTAATAAAGAAGTTGGAGAATACGGAACTCCACACCTTCAAGGTTATATTGAATTCAAAATAAAAAAAAGACCAATTAATGTATT